TCTGAAGTACGACGTGTAAGCTCACGAGATACAAGTTGTGAGTCTCTCTCAACATTGAGAGTTCTAGTCTCAATCAATTTACGAAAAGCATACTTAACATCTGCCTCATGCTGAAGCTCTTGGATGTCTGAACTATCTGCAATCTGCGCCTTTATAAGTGCAACACGATCACCTTTAGCTCCGGTCCAATGCTTGAGCATTGCCTTAGCCTCTGCGTTCTCTAGGTTGCGCTGTGCTTCACGCTCATTGATAATAGCAATAGCCTGAGCACCAGCAAGGTGATCATTCCATTGTGTAAACTGGACAAACAGATCCATAAGACCTTCATCATCTAGTTCAGTAATATCACGTGGCAGCATAGGAATGTCAATCTCCGGCTTAGGTGTAAGTGAAAACCCAAGTTCATTGACTGCTGCTAATACATCTCTGCTAATACTCATTCGAAGTCCACCTGTGTCTCGAAAGCTGAATTTTTTATACCTGTAGGGTTAGGCATATCATCACCCATAGCACCACAATTAGAACAAGTAACCTGACCATCAAGGTCTAGTTCATAGTTGCATCCATACTTGTTACATAGTTGATCGTTACTCATTTTGTTTCCTTAAATGGTTCGCAACGCTTGCAACCTATGGCAGTATCAATGCTGCACATAGGTGGTCGTTTGTTCTCTGCTGCCCATGCTATATCTAAAGCCTTATCAAAGATCTCTTTGGTAAACTCTGGGTTGTAAGCTACAACAAATTCTTTGTAGTCTTGGTTGGATTTAAGTTCATAGATAAATACAATCTCTTTAGGCGCTACTTCTAGTAGGCCTTCTTCAACCATTAAGTGGCATAGGTGCAGGTATACCTGTCCTTGAAGTTGGTGCATACGGAAAGGAGTCTTGACTTGCTTCCAAGCCTGCTCTATATCCCCATTGGCTTGTTGAAGAATTGCTGGTGCTTCAAAGCGTAGAGTTCCTGAACCAATAGATTTAATTTCAATAAGGCAATCATCGCCTAGACCTTTAATCCAACCATCGGCATGGCCACGCATCATATGCTTGTCGCTACGTAACGGTACTTCTTTATACTGAACACTCTTATGTATATCCTTAGATACAGCCCAAGAAGTTCCGGTAGAGTCTTCCCACTTACCGTAAAGAACACCCATTTCTTTAAACCAGTCTTGCCACTTAGCGTGAATGGTGTGGCCCTCTGCAAAGATAGATGCAAGGCGAGCTGTGGTTTTATCACGTGTCTCTGTATAGTTACCAGTAACAGCGTGGTACTGTGCTAATGCACACCAGTCTTCTTTAATAATATCTGATGGATGAATGTAACTCATATCACGTTCATCAAAAGGCTTAGATAAAACGTGTCGTTCTACTGCACCCATAAGACGAGTTTCTCTCTTGCTCGTATTAAGGAATGCCTTTAAATCTTTGCTGGCTATTGTCTTAGGTTTTGCCATACTTTCTGCCCTCTTTCTCCAACCACTCAGTAAGAGTGAGCCCCTGCTTCTCGTACTTGCGTTGAGCTGCGTTACGTTCTCTGTGTGACATACCACCAAAGATCCCATGTAGCTCATTATTCATTATAGCCTCCTTTAGACACTCTTGTCTAACCGGGCACTCTGGCCTGCTATCTGTACCCCAACAGATTGCTTTAGCCCTATCAGCTATAGGCTTGTATAAAGCTTTATCTCGTGGTGGAAAAAATATCTCTGTATCTTCTCCTCTACACTTTGCTTGATATCGCCAAGTCCAGCTGGGGTCATCGCTGTAACGCACTATTCACCTCTTATTGAATTACGTAATTCAAAGAAATCCTCCTCTAAAAGAACGACGTAATTCTCACCATCAAGGTGAAGCCCTAGAACCGGAGTACGGCTATCTAGTATTGCTTCCTTTGTAATCTTTTGAAGTACCTCTGACTTAATAGTCACAGACTTCTTCCCAGTCCACTTGTGTTCGATAAGAAGATCATCACTTCTGACATCTCCTTTACGAGACCAAAATGCACCAGAGGCGGCACTGCGCTTACCACCTGCTATTTTTTCTAAACGTTTTTCATGTTTAAGAGATTCTTTCTGTCCTTCACTCTTCATCAATTGCTTCGATCATAAGAGCTGGACCCGACTTTAAGGTATCCATTACAGCACGACTAATTTCATCTCTTAACTCTACCTCTTCTCGTAAGGAGTCAATTAATGCCTGAGCACCTTGCCACTTACGCTCACCGTAGTACATCCAACCACCACGACGGTCTACAATACCATTAAGAATAGATAATGCCACAATCTCTTTGCCGGTGTCAAATCCACCCGCGTCAATTGCCCCACCATCTGCAAAGTAAAAGTCTAGATATGCCGTTTGCTGCGGTGGGAAGGTTTTGTTCTTAATGGTTCTAACGCGGATAGTCTGTCCAACGCGGCGCTTGTCCTGTCCAGTGCCAACCTCAAGCCAGTCATCACGCTTAACTTCTGCTCTAATACTATAGGCATAGTCTTTTCCAAGACCACCCGGGGTGGTACGTGGGTCTCCATGCATAACTCCAATTTTCATTCTATATTGATTAATCATAATTCCTAGTACTGGGCGCTCTGCCTCTACCAGGTCACGCTTTGTAGCTGACGCTACTTTTCTGAAGAATTTGTTCGTGATGAGGGCTCCACGTCCCACAGTGAATTCTTCCATGTGCTTTTCGTCTTCCGCTGAAGGAACGAGAGCGGGGAGAGAATCAACAACAACCATGTCAACAGCCTTACTTTCCATGAATTGGATAACGGCATCGAATGCATCCTCCATACTATTAGTTTCTACAAGAATAACTCTTTGGGTATCTACCCCACAAAGCTCGGCATACTTTGCGTCAAACGCTTCTGCAGCAATCCATACTGCAGTAAACTCTTGGTTGATCTTTTGATTAGCGCCGATAGTCTTAAGAGCTAAGGCTGTTTTACCGTGTGAAGCCTCACCAACTAATTCTACCCAGTGATTCATAGGCCAGCCACCACCAAGCACAACATCAAGTGTTAGAGACCCAGTAGTAATACGCTCTGCTAGTCGAACTTTATCTGCAGTAACAACTGTGCCTGCACCAAGCTTCTTGTTAATATTTGCTACAACCTTAAGTGCTTCTGAATTGATAACGGCCATTACTCTAGTCTCCCTACGATTGTTGTTGGATTAAACCCGCCACTTTGTCCTACTTGTTTTGATGCTACTACTGGCCCAGTACCTGTACCAGTACCTGATAAACCAGAGCCTTGCTGAACTATAGGGTAACCACAGTCATAACAACGCATACGCCCACCACCGGGTGAAGACATATAATTTCCTGAGTAACATGCAGGACAACGATCAGAAGCCCGTGCACTTTGTGCTTTAGTTACTAGCTGATCTTGATTATGATCATAACTTACCTGGGTGTTAGGTGCACCAGGTGTTGCCCGGTATACATTTCCTTGTGGAGGAGCTGTTGCCGGAGTAGGTGTAGAGTTTGGAGTCCCACCTAATTTATTAGCCCACCAATTACTACTCATCATCCACCGCCAATGACTTAATTAGTCCTAGATTAAATAAAGTTGATACACAGGATATAGAAGAAGATAGGGCAACTAATCTAAATAACTTTGTTAGTTGTTGAAGATCTTCTATACCAAGTTTTCCTAATTCTCCGTAATCTTCTTCTTCGTCTTCGATCATGTACGCTGAGGCAGCGATCTTTGCTGCGATGTCTGCGTGAGAGTCTATAAACGGAATCAAAATTGCAAACTTCTCTAAGCGCTTTTGACTTTCACGCTCTTCCATTTCAGCCACGTCATCAGAGATTGGTGGCAAGCCCATGATGTTAGCAATCTCTTCTGCTGGCATAAGCATAGTGTCGTAGATTACCTGACGAATTAAAACTGGCAGCGGAAGATGATTAATCTCTAGACGCTTTACCTTACGTTTCTTTTTCCAGAACACTATTTGGCTTCTCCCCATCGCTGTACAATTTTTACATCTGCGATCATAGGGATGTTAAGAGCTTTAATACCTTCCATAGCCTCACGAATAGCTGATGCTGTTTCCTCAGCTAAATGATCTGGGGTAACAGTTACCAATTCATCGTGAATAGTCAGGATCAAACTTGACTCATCCGGGATCAACTTATGTGCCCTAATCATAGCAAGCTTAATCAAATCTGCCGAAGAACCCTGGATAACTGTGTTAAAAGCCTGGCGTTCAGCCCTGGAACGTTGCCACATGACACTAGATCGTAAGTCTGGAATATACCTACGACGATTTAGATAGGTCAGGGCGTAAGGTACTGGCCCACGTCTACGGCTATCAGCAATAACCTGCTTCTTGTACTTGGCCACTGATGGGAACTTAGCCATGAAAGCATCTAGCAAGTTGCGGGCTTCATTAACAGATACGCCAATTGAATCGGCAATCTTATCCGGCCCAACGCCATACATCATTGCAAGTACCAATGTCTTGGCTGCACTGCGATTTACACCAACCGTGTTGCCAATTGTGGTATAGATATCTTCTTCGTTAATATATGCGTTGCACATAATTCTATCACCACTAAATGATGCAAGAACACGTGGCTCAATCTGTGAGTAGTCGGCTACAACAAGCTTGCTACCCTCCGGGGCAACAAAGAGATTACGAATAGCCTTACCGTTATCAGAAGATGCATTCGGCACATTCTGTAGATTAGGGTTACGACTAGAGAAACGACCAGTCTCTGCACCGTACTGAATAAAATCTGTGTGGATTCTACCATTGAGTAGTAAACTCTTTTTTGCTACAGTCTTAGACTTACCAAGAAGCGTACGAGTTATATCTCCGCCCATGTAAGGTATGACGTAAGTGGTTAACAACTTATTAAGGTCAGAGTAGTTTAACATCTGGTCTACTAGATCATCTTTGCCAGCAAACATCTTTAGCGCAGGCTCTGCAACTGAGAAGTCAGCAACACTAGACTCTGCCCCAGCCTCCATACGCTTTTCTCCTGCAGGTGTTAAGACCTTTGGTCTAAGACCTCTACCACCTTCTGTCTTCTTAGCAAATAGAATCTTTTGCTTTTCAGGTACGCTGTTAATATTAAATGCTTTCCCAGCCAACTTATAGATGTTAGCCTTGGTAGTCTCTAATTGAAGTTCTAGGTTATCTTTAAGTTTACCTAACTCATCTACGTCAATATCCGCACCACGTAGTTCCATAGTGCAGATAACCTCAAGAACATCCATCTCCAGATTAAATAAACCACGGAGACTATCTGTGTCTAACTTTTCTGCATACTTGTTCCAAAGCTTCCAGGTCCATTCAGCATCAAGACCTGCATAGGTTGCTACCTCGTCAAAAGAATATACTTCTACTTCTTTACCGACACCCTTGACCATGTGATAACCAAACTCACGCTTCAAGCAGTCATCAAGACCAAGGTTTAATCGGTCTTGTGTGTTAAGAATAAACGCAGCATTAAGGGTACATGCGTATGGTTGCGCTGGGAGCTGACCAAAGTACTTGGTAACGCTCTGTAGATCAAACTTTAAGTTGTGGCCAATCTTAACCTTGTCACTAAAGAACAAAGGTTTTAGTGCCTTAAATACTTCACCTGGATTTAACTGCTCTGGTGCCTCAGTAAAAATCTTTGTGGCTTTACGTTCATCCTTGCTGTAATCAGAAGCACGGATAGGCAAGCCTTTGATAATACGATCTTGGGCAGAGGGTAGCAATGGATATTCTGTACGAATATAGTCTCCGTTTGGATGGCCCATAGGAATAACATCCACACGACCTTCAGTGGCCAGTGCGATCCAAGTGATTATATTCTGGCGTGGATCTCCCCGATGATCCCCTACAGTTTCCACGTCAAAGACAAAAGCCTCTTGTTCACTGTAATAGGAAACAAGATCCTCTAACTTATCTAGTGTGGTAATAATATTCATTGCTCTCCTCTGATAGTAGAGGGGCCCGTGAGAAAGGAGGTAGACCGGGCCCCTCAATTTAATGGGGTTGACTAGTTGCTTGCTGCAATCTCTCGAGCAATCTCTGCAAGTTCTGCCTTAGTGGACATATGGAGAGAGTCCTGTCCAAGAGGCTTCATTGTTTTGATTAACTCAGCAGCTGCAATAGGATCAATTTCCCATTCATCAGCGAGGTCACGTTCCTTAACAGGAACGATGGAGTAAGAAGTCTTGGTGCCTTGACCAGTCTTGCTTACTGCCCAGTAGAGGTCAGGACGATTGAGTGGACCTGTCTTCGCATTTGAAGCAAGCTTCTCAAGCTGACCACATAGACGAACCCCGACAATCATTAGTTGGAGTTGTGGGTCTTCATCAGAAAGGTTAAGAACTGTAAACGCAAACTTTTGGTCTGGCTTACTACCCACTGCAATCAGTGGATCATCCTCACCGATACTAATGAAGGACTTTTTACCCGGACGATTAATCCAATGTTGCATGAACACCATTGGTTCGTCAGAGATGAATTTGATGAGTTGGACATCTTCGTCAAAACGGAAATCCGTTGCGAAGGTCTTTGTTGATTTGGCTACAGCTTTCTTAGCTGCACCCCAACCTGATTGAATAACAGATGAGTGTGAAGGAACTTCGTTCTCATCTTCCTCAACGAACAGGTTTTCCTCAACTACTGGAGCTGAGTATGAATCTACGTTAGGTAGATCTTTC